CGCTTGACCTTCTTTTGCCTGACCTCGACGCTGCCGATGGCCGCCAGCGTAGTCTCCAGCTCAGGGTCAGCCTCAAAGTCGCGCTCCATGTAGCGCTCTTCGGTGCCGTCGAGGTTCTGGAAGATGCGCACCGTCTCGCGCACGTCCTCGACGCGGTAATACTCAGCGATGTAGACCACATCAGGCGTGAGCCAGTCGAACTCCGTTTGGTAGACCTCCTTTGGCCAGCTTGCCGGGTCATCGCCCCATTCGGCCTCATAGGCTGCGCGGGTTACGGCAGTGATAACAAAGCAGCGGGTCGCGTCGGACTTGTCCTGGCGCTTGGCGTTGAGGTCGAAAAACACCGACGAGTCAGCGTCAAAGATAGGCTCGATGCGGATGCGCTGACGGTCGTTATCCTCGTCGTACTCGTCCTCCCACTCAGTGCGAAGGCGGAACGCCCCAAAACCCCCGGCCACGGCTTCCTCGAAGGCGTTGTCGTAGGCTTCCTCGGCCACGCTGTCGATCTCGTCAGCGCGGAACAGTCCGTCGCAAACATCGGCCAGCTTGTTGTCCTTGGTGCCGTCCTTGCTGACAAAGTCCACGGTCGTGCGGTTGTTGCGGTACTCGCTGATGATCCGCATGACCGCCAGCATGATCTTGTTGACCTCGAACTTGGGCTTGTTCTCGAACTGCTGGCCGATAGGGCCTTCCCACTGCGCACCGGCTATCGAATAAAACCGCCGGTCTTGAAGGCACTGCAAGCGCTCATCTCGGAGGGCTGACTGGATGTCATCGAACTCGCGTAGGGCCTCAGCGTGCAGGTTGGCTAGATACTGGTCTTTCGTCATACGGGCCATCGGTTACCTCCAGCGGTTGGCGGTCGCCAACGGCGTAAAATTTTGCACCGGCTTGACATTCGCAGCGCGGCGTACTCCCTCACAAGCATAGCGTAAAGCGTCAATGAGGTGGTTGCTTTTGTCCTCGAGCACCGGCAGGACGCGGCCTGTCAGCGGGTCTGACTTGTAGCGGTACAGCGTCAGCTCGTCGATGGTGTGCGTGCAGCGCGGATGCACCACGATATCAAACGACTTGAGCCACTCAATGCCTTCCTCGACCGACTTAGGCCCTTTGACTGCGGCCATGATCTTCGGAAAACCATGCTTCCTCATATGGGCGATGGTCTCCGGCCTGGAGCTGTCAGCCACGATAGGCCACTTCTCGGCCTCTGGGACGGTCATAAACAGCGACGGCGTGTCCATGATCTCACAGCCCACCATGTAGGCTTCGTGGTCAATGTAGAGCGTCCTGCCGACGATGTGACAGCGCACCAGCACCGTAGGATCGACAGCAAAGCCCCAGTCAGCGCCAAGCCTGTGAACGGCATCGGCCGGAGCGTCGAACTCCTCCACGCGCCAGCTGCGGAACACGCGGGCCTCGCTGTTCTGCAAGTACTGGCCTTGCCAGACGTGAGCGTACTTGTCCGGATCGCGGTTGCGGTCGTACTCCATCTCGGCTCGCAGCACGTCTGGGAACCACGGGTTCGACTGCCAGTTGACCTCGATCACTGCTGCATCAGGAGGCGGCTTGTCGCCACGCAGGAGGGCGTCTATCGGGTCGGAGGCTTCACGCGGGTTCCACGTGAACCAGAGTTCTGAGCCAGGCTTACGGATGGTAGGGCGCAGCATATCAAGGCTGCGCTGGCTAAGGCTTTGGGCTTCCTCAACCCATGCGCGGTCGAATCCTTCGAGTGACTTGATTGAGTCAGCAGTGTGATTCTGCATACCCTCGAAGATAATCAGACCGGCACCATGACGATTCTTTATCAGCTTGTCCTGCACCTCAAAATAGCTGCCGACGCCGAGTTCCTCAATCTTCATCTCTAGCAGGCGCTTGACCGACTGTTTGAGTGACTTTTGGAATTCACGCACGCACACCGTTGACGTGTTGGCGTCCATGATGTGCGCCTCGATGACCATTTGCGCGAACTCGTGCGACTTGCCAGAACCACGGCCGCCGTGTGCGCCCTTATAGCGTGACGCTTGCAACAGCGGCAGCGCCCACTCAGGAGTCGGTATATCAAGCGTGCCGTTATTTATCATTCTTGACTACGGTGCGCTGTATTGTTTTGACAACCATCTCGCCACCATCGGCACCAGTGTGCTCGTGCTTCTGCGTTTCAGCCCAACGCATCTGCGCTTTGCTCCACCAGATCATCGCCGCGGTATCGCCGCCCATGGCCTTCTGGAATAGCGTCTTGCCTATCTGCCCGTTGGCCTTGGCCTTGCCTGCCACCAGCTCAGTAGCGAAATGCGTTCGCAGCGTGTCCAGGTGAATGCCGCCACGGATCAGAATGGCAATCTGTTCCTGAGGCAAGCCGTAGCCTGACAGCGCCTCGACCTGACGGCGTTCCTCGTCGGTAGGCTCAAAGGCCGGACGGCCAGCGCCTGGCCTTGCCCCGCCATTTTGCCCTTTTATTTGATCGGGTTTTTCAGTCTTAGGCTGCTTCGGTTTGGCTGGCTTTGCCATGGCTCACCTCCGCGAATGTTTGACCAGTGGATTCAAGCGTTGCCTGCTTGCCGGTGTAATCTTGCCAGCGCTTTACGATGACGTCGCAAAACCGAGGATCGAACTCCATGACAAAAGCCTGAACTCCATTCTTCTCTGCGGCTATCAATGTTGTCCCCGAACCACCAAAAAAGTCTGCCACTGTTTTAACAGACAATTTGAACCGCCGAAAAATCCACTCCATCAACGCTACTGGCTTTTGAGTAGGATGCACGCGGTTTTTCTTTTCGGACGCCATGGTAAATTGACGAACCACGCTTCTAAAGTTGGCCCAAGCAAGCTCGCAATCGGTTTGATCTGACTGGCCGTTGTCTTTGTCCCATACCAGCCAACATTCGCTGTCTGGCAGAACAGAGCAGTAATAATTGGCTCCCCACCAGATCTGCTTGGCATCTGGCCACAAACCATAGACAAGCCGGAATGAGTCTTTTGCCACGTCAGGCGTGTCGTCTCCAAGAATGTCTTGCTTGTAGTTTTTTTTGAGAACGGATGATTTGCTGACTGCATTCATGCCATACGGTGGATCGGTGTGTATACAGTCTGGCGATACGCCGCCCATCAACATCTCAACATCACCAAGCATTGTACTGTCACCACACATCAACCGGTGCTGCCCAAGCAGCCAAACGTCGCCTAGGCGCGTGACTGGATCGGACGGCACCTCTGGCACATCGTCCTCGTCGGTCAGCGCGGCAGGCACTTCCTCCGGCTTGAGGGCGGCTATCTCGTCAAGACTAAAGCCTGTCAGCTCGAGGTCAAAGCCCAAACCTTCCAGCTCACCAAACTCCAACGCCAACAGGGACTCATCCCATCCTGCGTTTAGGGCAAGCTTGTTGTCTGCGATGACGTAGGCCTTTTTCTGTGCCTCCGTCCAGCCCTCGGCAATGATGACTGGCACTTCGGCCATGCCGAGTTTACGGGCTGCCATGATGCGTCCGTGGCCGGCAATGATCTGCCCGCCCTCATCAATCAGGACGGGCGTAGTCCATCCCCACTCTTTGATGCTGGCGGCGATCTGCGCCACCTGGGCGTCGCTGTGGGTTCGACTGTTGCGAGCGTAGGGTATTAGCCGCTCGATGGGCATTTGCGTGACCTGTTCGGCCGGATGGCGAGCCTGTTTCATTTCTCATCCCAAAAGTCAGGGTCTTTGTCTTTAGGTTCAAAAAGCGTCCGCACCATAGCCACGGTAGCCACCAGCAGGAACACCATCAGGATAAACGGCATCAGCAGTGCGATCAGGAGCGCGGCCATTGTCCGGGCGATGATGTCGTAGATCATATGGTGCTTTTGTGCAACTTGTAGCCGGGTGTCTTTTCCACCCGTTGGATGTCCTCTAGCGAGTATAGCCGATCTGTGCCGCTCATGATGTACATGAGGGTAGGCCACTTGGCCATGACGGACGGTATAGCCCTGACGTTGATGTCCCAGCGCTCGGCGATCTCACGCATGGAGATGGTCGGCATCCTGCCGGCCCTCATCTCTCCAAGTTGGGCCTCTTTGCTGATGGTAGAGGGTATGGTCTGGATTGACCCCCCTTGAGCCAGGAACAGCGCCACGGCCGAGAGTATCTCCTGTCTTGCGGCCTCCTTCTGCCGGAGGGCCGTCTGAGTCGATGCTGGCCGCTCTGGGCGGGTGTCTGCGTGAAGGTCGATGGTGCCCCATTCGGTCATTACTATTTCCCTTAAAGTTTATGTGGTCTTTCTTTTTTCTGGTTAAAAAAGCGTAGTACAAGTTTCGCCGCATCGTGGGGGGGACAAGTGGGGACACCCCTAAAGGGTGTTGTCCCTGTCTGTCCCCCTCTGCCTCGCCTTTGCCGTGGGGACATTTGTCCCTATTTGTCCCTGTCTGTCCCCTTTTGTCCCCCTCATGCCTGTCCCTTCTGTATCAGCAGTTGAGAGGCGGTAGCCTGATCAGAAACTATCCAGCCTCGCTCATGTGCGGTGATAATCTGAGCGGTCAACAGGTTGTATACCAAGCGTCCTTTCTTGCTCTCCTTGACGTACATTTTGGCCGTGTCCTCCTTCACTCCCTCGTTCTCGACCAAGTATTTGATGAGGTCATTTCGGGCCACATAGGGCATTCCGACCATGACCTCTGCCCCTGCTTTCCACCATGCGTTGCTGAACTTTCTGATCTCGGATCTGAACTCGGATTCCTTCTTTTCAGCCGGAGCAGGAGCGTCCTCAATAGCGAAAACAGCCCCGTAGATGACCTCGCCATCCTCATCTGCCCAGCCTAGGTCAACGGGCGACAGTCGGCCATAAATCGGCTCAGGATCGGGGCCGTCCTTCATCTTTGTGCAGGAAACCTCTATCAGCTTGTCATCGTCCTTAGATCGCATGACGGCGATGCTGGTATCAAGGGCAGCTCTCCATGCTGATGATCCACGCGCCCTGACCTTCTCGGCCTGATGGCCAACGTGATGCACCAGCATGACCGAGGCTTTGACGGCTGTTGCCACTATGTTGCAGGCGTTCAGCATAGCGCGAGTGTCGCGGGCCGAATTCTCATCCCCGCTCATGTGATTGTTGAGGGTATCTATTACAACCAGCGTGACGGTGCCGTCTGTCAGGGTGCGGATAGCCTTTAGGATTTGAGCGGCCGCACCTGGGCTGTCCATGTCAATCGCCTTATTGCTGATCAGCAGGTTGTCTAGGTTGTCCACGCCATTCGATAAGGCCCAACTGGCGACCCGTTGCCTGATGCCGTAATTACCCTCTCCAGCAAGGTAAACTACTGTGCCGCTTGTTGTTTTTCTGTTGTTCCAAGATAAGCCCGTAGCAATGGAACAAGATATATCAAGGCTGACGAAGGTCTTTCCAACGCCTGACTCGCCAAATACCATCGTGGTGCTGCTGGCCGGCAGCCATCCCTTGATGATCCACTGCAAAGGCGCAGGCTGGCTCAGAAACGACGTGGCGCGTGTCAGGTAGTAGTCCTCGCTCGGCTCGTCTGCTGCGGCCAGCAGGGCCTCCGCGGCCTGACTGCCAAGGGCCATTGAGGCGGCCACGTCTGAGTCTGGCTCATACCGGCACACCGAATGCACTATCTGCCGGATTTCGCTGGACGGTAGCGGTATCTCGCAGCGGGTTTCATTAGCGATGCTGATAGCGGCCAGAATCTCTGCCTCGGTCATCCCGAAATGCCGCATAGCACCGGCCAGGCTGGTCAGGCCATCATTCCGGTTGCCCTGGATCAGCCCACCACTGGCCACTCCTTTTGCCTCGCGCTGTGTGCGCTTTTTGGCATCAATGGCAATCTTCCATCGGATCGGGATGGCAAACGGCCCGACTCCTTCCATCGGGTCAGAGCTGGCCTCCCACTCATAGCGCCGGCCCTCGATGGTCGAAGGGTATGCCACGAAGTAGCGCCCATTGGACAGCAGGTCTATGCCCTCGCCAAGCTTGCAGGATCGGATAGACTCGTCCCATTGAGCCAGATAGTGCTGGCCGCCTCCAGCGGTTAGCTGCATGGCGCAGTCTGGCGGCCTGCCGTTGGTAGCCGTCCATTCGTCCCAGCTTTCAGTCCCGCCGTTCCGCGGGTCTATGTCAAAGACCACGATCCCGGAGCCTTCTCCGGCCGCTATGGCTACGTTGTAGTCTGGGTTGGTTGCCCACCAGCGGGTAATGACCTCGGGGTTAATCGTGGCGTCATGCACTCCGTGCTGTGTCGCTGGCAGCTTGCCATTAGGTACGACTGGCAGCACCCGCCAGCCCCATGAAGCGTAAAGTAAAGCGGCTTCACCTTTTTGCATCTTGTTTCTCGGCCTTGAGTTTGTTTTTTGTTTTGACCTGTATCTCGTACTGCCGGGCCATTGGCGGGTACTCGCCCCACCTATAGATAACCTGAGGCCACATATCGAGGGCATCAGCCAATGCCCTGATACTGCCGTAGTGGTCTATTGCTTCCTGGGTTGTCACGCGGATTGCCTCCTGTTGGGGTTGAATCAACAGGCTAGACCACAAAGGGTTTAACTTCAAGGTGAAATAATTTGCTAAAACTTCTTGCAGTGCAGGAGGGCCGCAGGTATAGTTTCCCTATGCCAAGCGGAATTGACCAACCGGCACTAACCAGAGGTACAGACAATGAACGCCATCGAAACCATTGCCAAAGAACTTGCCCCTTTCTTCGCAGAGCAGGATGGGCAGATCGCTGAGGGCGACGTTGCATGGGCTCTTGACCGCGCAAACGCACTGCGCGAGTTCAAAAAGTCTGAGGAATACAAAATCCTCAACGCCAAAGGCGAGTTGGGAGGCAAGTATCAGAAACTCTGGGCAATTTGTGGTGGTAAGACTTGGTACAGCGTTTTCAATGGCAACAGCATTTCCAACGTCGAAGCATTCATGCGCAAAAATGCGGCTGCCACTGCAAAGAAGCGCAACCAGAGCATTGCTGCCAAGCTTGCCAAGGCTGGTGTTGAGACGGTGAACAGCGCCGAGGTTGTTTACTGCACAGACGGATTTGACGGAATTTTCACCGTCAACGACACAATGCGCGTAAAAATCCAGTCCATCGTAGCTGGCGGCCACACTATCCAACGCCTGCACCAGCGGGTACTCGTAAACGTAAAGGGCGCGTAAGCGCCCCACCGGGAGTAGCAGCAATGATCAAGATTGCCACTGTCAACAAAGCCATCCGCAAGCTCGACCCAACGGCCGAGCTTATCAAGGGTAAAGGCTATTTCTACTTCGATGGCGAGTCCATCGGCGGGATGAGTCCCAAGTGGGGCCGATCTAACTCTGTCTACGTCTATAAGGTTAGCGACCTGACGCTTGAACAATGGGTAGGCTACTTCAAAGATTTTCAGTATTACGAGAAAAAAGGTCTTGCAGGATTTTAACCTTACGGTTAATATATTCCTATGCCAAACGGAATCACCCGACCGGCAGTAACCAGAGGTAAAGAGACATGGCAACCGAAAATCAAATCAAGTTCATGCAAGCAATCATTGATGAATCAAAATTTTATGATTTTGGTGGTCGACATATTTGGATCAGCGAAGTGGTAAAAACCAACCATGACAAAGGCGTGTTTTCAAAGGCACTTGAGGCCGGACTGGTTTGGACGAACGGCGAGACTGTCGGCGTTACAGACCAAGGCATGGCCGCCATTGAGCAGCACGAGATTGACCAGTGGGAGCCAGTATCGCAGGAAGAGCAAGAGCGCATCCTGACCGAAGAATGCTCAAAAATCCACGCGAGGAAGGGCGCGTAAGCGCCCCTCAGGGAGTAGCAGTTATGAACATTGCATCAAGAATCAAAGCCTTTTACGTTTCAATCAATCCAGCTAATGGTGTAGAAACTTTTGGAGATTTCGACTGGAAAATCCTTATTGAGGATTGCGAGGAAATCGCGCAAGACGTGCATCAGGACTGGGAGAACGAAACGACCAGTTATACATTTTATGATGGATCGGTGATTGTCATTTGCAACCGCCAAGTTAGCGTATACGGGGCTAAGCACTAGACCTCCATGCCCATTCTTGACGAGTGGGCATCAGGGTCTACACTGACCAAACGCCGACCGGATTCCCCGACAGGCGTATCAACCGAGGACTTACAAATGATCATTAAATACCAAGCAAGTGTGATGGTTCCTGCCGGCTGGCGGTCTGTCGAAATAACGGCAGAGGCTGAGCAGGTAAGTAAAGGCATGGCTGTTGTAGTTAAGGTGCTGACAATTGATGGCGAGGCTCCTAACGGCTACCAGAGCCGTACCGGGGCAAAGCGCCAAACCTTCAACGCGGCTGGCATCTCCCAGCGCGAAGTCGGCAAGAAAAAGCGCCTTTCTGCCTGCATAGTAGAAGAGGTGGCAGCATGAGCATGATCCTTAAACGTAGCGGCCGCCTGACCGCCAACGGCGTCAAGCTGCTGGTGTACGGACAGGCCGGGGCTGGCAAGACCAGTCTGATACCCACCTTGCCAAAGCCGGTAGTCCTGAGCGCCGAGGGCGGCCTTCTGTCCATTCAGGATGCAGATTTGCCCTACATCGAGGTCAACTCGATGGCGACCTTGCAGGAGGCTTACCGCTGGCTGACCAGCAGCACAGAGGCCGCGCAGTTTGAGTCGGTGGCGCTGGACTCAATCAGCGAGATTGCCGAGGTCTGCCTGAACACCGAGAAGAAGGCATCCAAAGACCCGCGGCAAGCGTATGGCGCAATGCAGGAACAGATGACTGACATCATCCGCGCCTTCCGCGACCTGCCCGGCAAGCACGTCTACATGAGCGCCAAGCTGGAAAAGAGCCAAGACGAAATGGGCAGGATGCTGTACAGCCCCTCGATGCCGGGCAACAAAACCGGCCAAGCGCTGCCATATTTTTTCGATGAGGTGCTTGCCCTGCGCGTGGAGAAGGATGCAGAGGGGGCAACCCAGCGGGCGCTTATGTGTGACTCGGACGGTTTGTGGGTTGCCAAGGATCGGTCTGGCAAGCTGGCTGCGTGGGAGCCTGCTGACCTTGGTGCAATCATCAGCAAAATCGGGGGTGGCAAATGAGCCTGCTGGACATGTCCGATGCCAAGCTGGCTGAGGCTTGGATTGATGCCAAGGAGGCAGAAAAGGCAGCCATCGAACGCCGCCGCGCCATCGAGGATAATCTTGCCATGCGCTTTGAGGTGCCTGCCGATCTGGACGGCACCAAAAACGTCAAGCAGGGTGGCTATATCTTTAAGGTCGTCGGCCGCCTGACCCGCAAGGTCGATTCCGACATGCTGCAAGAGCTGGCAGCCGAACACGGTCTGTCAGATCACCTCTCCAGCCTTTTCAGGTGGAAGCCGGAAATTGACATGAAAACTTGGCGGGCAGCAGACCCGTCTATCACTGGCCCACTGGCGGGAGCAATCACCGTACAGCCTGGCCGACCATCTTTCGCAATCACCATCGACAATCAGGAGTAATTACCATGGCTTTTCTCGACAACCCAATCAGCGTTTCTGAGCTTCCCGAATCACGGTCTTATGACCTGCTGCCGGAAGGCTGGTACAACGCTACTATCACCAGCGCTGACCTGCGCCCTACCAAGGCCGGAGACGGCCAGTATATTTCGATGGCCTATGACATTACCGGCCCCACGCACCAAGGCCGCAAAGTGTTCGGTAACGTGACCGTGCGCAACAGCAACCCCAAGGCTGAGGAAATTGGCCGCCAGCAGTTGGGCGACATTATGCGGGCTGTTGGCCTTGCCACGGTGCGCGACACTGACGAGCTGATCGGCGGGCAACTGTCCATTAAGGTCAGCGTCCGCCGTGACGAGCAGTGGGGCGACAAAAACGATGTGAAAGCCTATAGGGCCGTTACTGGTTCAGCCGCGCCTGTACCACCGTATCTGCAAGAAAAGGCACCTGCGGCTACGCAAGCGACAGCAAAGGCAGCGCCGCCCTGGGCTAAGCGCTGAGACAACCGGCCCCATGGACGGGGCCATCCTTTTACAAACTACGGTAGACCAGCATGGCTAAAATACCCGAACCAAAAAACAGCATAACCGCTCGCATTGACCTCTACCACGAAGAGGTTGCAGAGCCCCCACGCGGCCACATGGGCTGCTCCGAGATAGGCCACCACTGCGAGCGGTACCTCTGGTACAAATTCCGCTGGTCGGTGGTGGAGAAGTTCCCCGGACGTGTTTTGCGGATGTTCCGGCGTGGCAGGAATGAGGAAGATATTGTTGTTGCCGACCTGCGGGCTGCTGGCCTGCATGTAGTCAGCGTTGGCAACAGCCAGAGCCGCGTTAAGTTTGACTGGCACGTCTCTGGAAGCGTGGACGGCATTATTGAGTATGGCGTTCCCGAGGCGTTTCAAAAGCGCCATGTGCTGGAGATAAAGACGCACAGCCTCAAGTCGTTTGAGGATGTGGAAAAGCAGGGCGTTGAGAAGTCCAAACCGCAGCACTACACGCAAATGCAGCTGTACATGCTTGGCCTCAAGATAGACCGAGCGCTATACGTTGCCATCTGCAAAGACGATGACCGCATCTATACCGAGCGGATACGCTTTGACGAGGCGCACGCACAACGTGCACTTGAGAGAGGCCAGCGCATAGTACGCACTCCTGAGATACCGCCGCCCATCAGCACTAACGCAAGCTGGTATCAGTGCAAATGGTGTCCAGCGCAGAGCATGTGCCACGGCAAACAACCGACCGCGGAGGTCAACTGCCGCACCTGCGTTCATGGCATTACTCTTGAAAATGGCACTTGGTTTTGCGAGCGCCATCAAGAAGGGAATATCCCGCTAGACTACCAGCGCGAGGGCTGTAACGGCCATGTGCTGCACCCTGATCTTGTGCCGTGGAAACTTGATGGCGAGGCGGAAGACGAGAATGACGCCATTTATATCATCAACGGCAAGAAGGTCAGGAACGGCGCTGGCGGCTACTCAAGCCGCGAGATACTAGCTAACCCCGACTTATGCGCTGAGGATAATGAGTTTGTCGGCCGTCTGCGCTCTGAGTTTGATGGGAGAATCACTGGATGAGGCAGCACAATCCTATGCGTAATTATCGGCATTTTAAGCGAGAGGACGCAGACGAAGTGAGGCGGCTGTACTTCTCGCGCCAGATGACGCAAAAGCAGTTGGCGGCAAAGTTTGGCCTGAGTCAGTCTGCAATTTGTCGGATCGTCAGCAACCATACATGGGCAAAGACCGATGCAAACTGACCTGTTTGTGTCCAATCAAGTGTACAAGTCGGTCTACCTTGACCAAGACGATATATTACGCGCAATCGTGGCGCTTCATTGTCCGGACGGTTTCGATGCAGACATAACCTATGGAAACGGCGCGTTTTACGGCGCCATGCGTGCGCCTGCATTGAAGTTTGACATAGAGCCGCAAGTGCATGGCGTCGTGCAGGCATCAAGCGATTGTTTGCCGATTGGCGACTCATCAATAAACAGCGTCGTGTTTGACCCGCCTTTTCTGACTTATGTTCGTGCTGGCCGAGAAGGCAACGGCAAAATGATCATGGCAAGGCGCTTTGCCGGGTACTGGACGTACAAAGAACTTGAACAGCATTACCGCGCCACTCTCAAGGAATGCGCCCGCGTACTGAAAAAGAAGGGCGTTTTAGTGTTCAAGTGTCAGGACATAATCCATAACCACAGAATGCACTGCACGCACGCTAACGTCATCAATTGGGCGGCTGAGCATGGATTGTCTTTGCTTGACCTGTTCGTTTTGCCGGCTGCAAGACGGCTGCCAGCGCCAAACCGAAAAGGCCAGCAAAAACACGCCCGCATATTTCACAGTTATTTTTTGGTGTTCCAATGTTAAGAGACTACCAACAACGCGCCCTAGATCAGCTCTACGACTGGCTATCAAAGCACCAAGGCCATCCCTGCATTGTCGCGCCGACTGGCTCTGGCAAGAGCCACATCGTGGCAGCCCTATGCAAAGACGCCCTACAGCAGTGGCCGGAGACTAGAATCTTGATGCTTACGCACGTCAAAGAACTTATCGAGCAGAACGCCGAGAAGATGCTGCACCACTGGCCGGATGCGCCACTCGGCATCTACTCGGCCAGCATAGGCAAAAAGCAGATTGACCATATAACCTTTGCCGGCATCCAGTCGATACGCAACAAGGCAGACCAGCTAGGCCACGTTGACCTAGTAATAATCGACGAATGCCATCTGGTGTCTCACAAAGATGAGGGCAGTTATCGCACGCTGTTGTCAGCTTTATCCTACATCAATCCGAGCTTGCGTGTGGTAGGGCTGACTGCCACGCCGTACCGCCTTGGGCATGGACTGATCACTGACAAGCCGGCCCTGTTCGACGCCCTCATTGAGCCTGTGAGCATCGAGGAGCTGGTACACAAAGGCTATCTAGCCCCGCTGCGCTCGAAGGTCACCAGCGCCAAGCTAGACGTATCTGGCGTGCATAAACGAGGTGGCGAGTACATCGAGGCCGAGTTGCAAAAGGCGGTAAACACCGACAAAAACAACTTGGCTGTGGTGCAGGAGGTTATACGTCTGGCCGAGGATCGCAAGGCCTGGCTGTTTTTCTGCGCTGGCGTGGATCATGCCAAAATGGTTGCTTTTGTGTTGGATTTTATCCACGGCATACCGGCCGCCTGTATTACTGGCGAAACACCGAAGGCCGAGCGGGAACGGATCATTGCTGATTTTAAGGCTGGCAAATTGCGAGCGCTGACCAATGCAAACGTTTTGACGACCGGCTTTGACTATCCTGACATAGACCTGATTGCGATGCTGCGGCCGACCATGAGCGCGAGCCTTTACGTCCAAATGGCCGGGCGAGGTATGCGCCCTAAGTCGCACACCGACCACTGCCTCGTGCTGGACTTCGCGGGCGTGGTTGCCACTCATGGCCCTATCACTGCCGTAGTGCCGCCCCGCAAAGGCGGCGATGGCTCTGGCGATGCGCCAGTTAAGGTATGCGATTCATGCGGCGAACTAGTGGCCTTGTCGGCCAAGGTCTGCCCGGCCTGTGGTACTCCATTCCCGGAGCGCAAACCAAAGAAACTCAAACTCCATGACGATGACATCATGGGGCTGGAGGGCAAAACGCTGCATGTGCAGTCATGGGCTTGGCGCGTGCAGATGGCGCAGAGCGGAAAGAAAATGCTGGTCGTGTCCTATTACGGTGGGCTGTCTGACCCGGTTGTCCGGGAGTACCTGACGGTGCTGCATGAGGGCATTGCAGGAGGAAAGGCCAGAAATACGGTCAGCAAGTACCTTCTTTGGTCAAACGTGACTCCATCGGACAACCTTGAGGAAACGGCATCTAGACTAAGCGCTGCACAGCCGCCAGCCAGAATTGAGTACAAAATGGACGGTAAATTTTTTAGGGTTTTGAGGAGGAGTTATGCGGGCAAAGCCGCCGAAGATTGTAATTGACTGGCAGGAGGCCATACGCCAGCCGCCGCCCCGTTGCTGTCATACCTGCTGGAACTATACTGAGTCCGGCCAATGCAAAGTGTTCCAAATGGAACCGCCAGCCGAGTTCACGCAGGAGATTGACCAGTGCCAAAGTTGGGAGTACGACGTACCGTTCTAACGCCATCCGAACACATCGAGCAGCGCGAGTATGTCCAGTGGTTCCGGCAGACTTACTCTGGGGTGCGGATACTGGCTATCCCAAACGGAGGGGCGCGGTCGCCAGCCACGGCCGCCCGCCTCAAGGCCGAGGGCGTCTGTGCCGGAGTGCCTGACCTGTTCGTCCCTGAATGGGGCCTGTGGATCGAGATGAAGCGGGCCAAAGGCGGGAAAGTTTCAAAAGATCAAAAAGATTGGCTCGAATATCTGGACTATTGCGGATATACGGTTATAGTTTGTCTTGGGAAAACTGATGCTATCAACCAAACCCAACAACTAAGGATACAAAATGAACACTAAACAGCAACTTATCACCGCTGTTCTGCTTGCCCTGCTCATGGGCGCTGTCGGTGCAATGGTCGCCGAAGACGAACAGAAGGCCCAAGAGCAGTATTGTCAAATGGTGGCCGACGGCCTCTGGCCTGACTACCGGGCCGGCGAGGTGGATTGTGGCAACTAAACTTTGCGCCATCCACGGCTGCAACTATCCCGATGGCGAGTGCGCCGAATTGTGCTGGCACCCGGAGGAAAATCGCATGGACATTATCGGCCAGAACGGGAACGATGGCCTGCACTACGACAGTGTTAACCATCCTAAGCACTACACCGCTCACCCAAGCGGCGTGGAGTGTATTCAGATAACCGAGCACATGGGGTTCTGTTTGGGAAATGCCATTAAATACCTGTGGCGTGCTGACCTCAAGCACGATGCAATTGAAGACCTCCGCAAGGCGGTTTGGTACATAGAACGTGAGATTGAGCGGAGGCAGAAATGACACTGGAACCTTACTACGACAGAGAGCGTAGCCTTTACGTTATCCCCGGCTCTGTACTGCTGGAGATAATCGCCACGGCTCAACGGGATGAGCGCGAGGCGTGTGCGACGGTATGCCACAAATACGCACAAACGGCGTTCAACAGTTCTTCGCAAAACGCAGCTGTAGAACTGCGCGATGCCATTTGGGCAAGGGGGCAGGAATGAACGAACTGATCAACAAGGCTTGGCGCGTCATCAACTCCTGCCAGACGCCCAAACAGGCCCGCGGTGCGCTGCGCTACCTCGAACTGCTTGCGGCCCGACACCCGGATCTCGATGTCCTGCCACTCAGACGGGAGCTGGTTACCCTGTTTGATCTATGACTGACACTGACTTAATGGCCGGCGGGCTGCTGATACTTTGCACTGCCGCCGGTCTGGCCTTCCTGCTCTGGCGGGACAGATCAAGCATCAAGCAGCGAGGCTATGCGCCTCGCCCAGCCCTTCCCGAAGGCATCCCATGTTCGCAGGTCGGTCATGAAGCGCAGCCGCTGGCCGAGCATTCGACGCACCAGCAGGTTAGCGTCTGTCAAAGCGACGGCCTTGAGTGTCCCGTCTCCGATGATGCCATCATCCTCGACTCTTGCCGCACGCTGTAGCCACTTAGTGGCCTGTAGTACGCCAGAGTTCACCGCGGCATCGAACATCGGGTACCGCACTGCTGGCGGCAGTTGGTCGCACTTGGCTGGCGTCCAGAAGCGCTTGCGGTAGATAGCCTTGGCCAAGTCTACCGGCATGGACTTCATTGGCCCCTGATAGCCGTTCTGGCGGGCCACAGCGACAGTTACGCCCCACATCGTTTCACCGCCCGGATCGGCGCTGTGGTTGCTGTATCCGCCCTCATGGCCAAGCAGCTGAGTAAAGGCCGTGTCGAAGTCCATTACTTCTTATCCGGCGTGACAACGCCAACGCCGCCAGCCATGGCCAGACCGACGCAGATGATGACCTCGCTCATGGCCGGAGCGATAGGTACGCCAGCCGCGGTCAGGATCAGGATCAGGCCGCGCCAGGTCGAAGGCTCGCGCAGTCTGGCGCGGATGTAGGCTTTTGCATCTTCGTTCATCAGTGACCCCCTTTGTCGGCTTTGCCGTCTAGCTTGTCCTCAATGCGATCCAGCTTGTGGAAAATAGCTTGGACTGACTTGTCAAAGTCGTCGCGCTTCACATAGTTACCAGCTACTAAAATCTCAATGCTGGAGACTTTTTCGGCAAGTTTCTTCTCGCCGTCCTGCAAGTCCCTGATTGACTCGTGAAGCACTTTCATCCACCAGCCCCCAAGGAACGCCGCGAGGCCGCCAGCGATGTTAAACAAGGCTTGGTAGTCCACGGCGAGGCCCTTACTTCTTCTTGGCTTTCAGCAGGCACTGGCCGGCAGCCTTACACTTCGCAGGGCTAGGGCAAGCAGCGCATGGCTTGAACGGCTTGGCTTTAGGCTTGGCTGCCATGTCACTTCCCCTTCTTCTTTGACTTCGCGCCCTTGGCCACTTTAATCATGGCCTCATACGCTTTCGTTTCCATTTTTTCCTTCTTCATCTCGGCAGCCTCTTCCATCTTCTTCTTGCGCTCTTCGACCTTGGTCTTAGCCTGGCGCGATGGGATAGCCACTGCGATCATGATTGACGGGCCTTTGCCGTTTTTCATTTTGCCGTTCTTCATGTCAGATACCCTCGCCTTGAACCATGTAAACCGTGGACGCGCCAGCAGGAGCGATGCCAGAGAAGAAGGCATCGACCGGGAAGCGCAGGATCTCAACCGCGCCAGCGACCAGCACAACCGTCTCGGACGGGTTGCCAGCCACAGCCGCTACCGCCTTGGTCTGGGCTTCTGAGGCTGAGTTGCCCCATGCCAGATGCACGAGGTTGGCACTGGCGTTGACGATGCGGTACTGGCCTTTCGGGTCGTAGCCGTACTTGGGATAGACCGGCACCTGCACGCCAGCCGGAGCAGCCGCAGCCGCAGGGATGACGTAGGTTTCGCCTTGTGGGATGAATGGGATTTGTGAGTTCGTAGCCATTTGTTTTCCTCTATTCTGATAAATATGATGCCGATGCAATGACACGTACACCCGACATTGCCAATCTGGTGAGATTCCCGCCATTTATAGCTGATCTAAACAGTATTTTGTCAGCAGTTGGGTCTATGTTTATAACCAGTGTTGCGCCAATGTCTGTGTAATTTACTTGACCTGTTCCCCAAGTCACAGCCCCTGCTGTCGGGAGCGAAAGGTCTGAATCTGCAACGCTTGCTGACGCTCCAAAAAGAACATCAAAAAAAACAGTTATCAAATTTCCAGACCTTGAAAAGTACGCAGAATTAACAGTAACAGTGCCACCGCCCCAAGTTGGTGTATAGGTCGATTGTTGAATTTGATTTGAAACAGTCTTTAACATGGCCAATACCTTATGTGAATACCCAATTTCCTTGCACAGTTCTTACGATCCATCCGACAGTACCATATGCTTCAAGATCAATTGATCCCATATTTGCACCTGTCAGCGTGGCTATCGTGTCATAAGAATTCCCTTGCCCGTAATAGTTGGTGCCGCCAGCGCAAGTAAGCGTTAAGTTTACGGACGATATTTTAGAAACAGAAAGGCGCGTGCCAGGAACAGGAGCAGGCAAAACAAATGCTTGATTTCCTGCTCCGGAAGCAAGAATGCATCTGCCAGTATCTAATGATGACAGTACATATGGAGTTGAAGAAACAGCAAAAATCTTTTCATCAACGTTTCGGATCGTCACTCTAACAGACGTGTTCCTAAATTTATTGATAGATCCATCGCTTGCGGAGTCGTAATGAATGCGACCAGCTAAAAACGCGGAGTCTGATGGTATATCGTATGAATAAGTTATCGCAGGCTTGAAAAGATCGGGGCCAAGATTAACAACAATTGAGTTGTCTGGACTGATCAGTGGGCCGGTTCCTGTCTGGAACTCATTGTTTGCGCCGCTGATGACGCCGGACTTCATCGTCGGGCCGGCAGTGCCTGCGAACTTATTTCCATTCAGGCTAATCTGCCCTGACAACAAGGCAGAAACTGCCAAGTCACCAAAAATGTTCCCATTAATAACTGCTGTTGCATTTGTGGCGCGCAGCCATTGCGACGCAGGGTATTCGGTTGTGGACGGAGCAAAGTTGCATCCAAGAATGTTAAGGCCGTCCACGTTATCCATGTTGATGCCGGAACTAGAAGGCGAAACTGCAATCGGATTGAAAGTAGTATTCGTGAAATTTACCGTTTCCCTTGTGCGGCTTCCTCCGTGATAGACCATGTTTTCGGAGAAGTCATAAAACACGCAGTCATTAAAATGCGTAATGCTCCCGCCGAAAGTATTGCCAAGTTCTGTCCGCGTATCGTCAGACCACCAGCCCCTCTGCGCCCCACTCAAAACGCAGTTATTCAGCGTAATGAACTCGTCATAAGTCGAACGAAGGCAAGCAATTGCGGTCGTCAATCTGGTAGGCCCAGTTATGCCATATGTCCCGAGATAGACGCGATTTAATGTAACCCCTGGACAATCCAGCACGTCGATAACTGATCCAGTGAACGCAGACGTTTCGTAGCACACGTCCATATCTTCTATGGTCAACCCACGCCCGCCGTTTCTGTAGGCTTGAATGCCAAAACCAGACGATGTGCCAGATATCAAAAGAGTAGTTGACCCTTTAACGGCATTATTTGTTCTTCGGCTTCCTGAGCCTTTAAGGATAAGGCCCAAGTCTTGATAAATTTTGAGCTGATCAGGAGCGACTTTGTAAACGCCTGGTGGGAAATAAACCGTTCCAGATGAATATACCGTTATCAGATTCCCACCTATGGTGTCTAAAATTGTGACTGGATTGGCTCGCAACGATATGATTGCGTTCAAAATCGCAGTTGTAGAATCTAAAGCACCAGTTGCATCAGCTCCAAAATCTTTGACGCTTACAAAATCACGCATCTTGCTCTGCGCTGTGCGTTGAACTGCGCCAGTGCCAGCCTGTATAAACGTCACAAGACTAGACGAAAGAAGGTCAGTCGGCTCTGGCGCACTATACAGCACCGACCCGTTCTTGTTCTGCACTTGGATCGAGTAGTCCGAACCAGCGTACAACCGCGCAGGCGTGCCGGCCCGAGAAGGATAGCCATTCACTGTCCGGATAGGCTGGCCGGCTGGGAGCGTCAGTGCCGCATCCCAATAGACCACGATGGGGCTGGTCAGCGGGTTAAGGTTCGCCGTCCCAATCCAGATATACCCATCTTCCAGCGGCTGGCCTTCCGTGTCGGTAAAGACCGGGTACGGCGGGTTGATCGAAAGTGCGGACATTATTCTTTCTCCTGCTGTTGCGTGGCCTGCTGTTGCAGTGCTGCCATCGCACGTTTAATCGCTGCCGCCTCTTCTGGCGTTCCTTCCACCGTCTGCGCTACCTTGGCAAACGCATTGCGGACAGGCTTCGACTCATACAGTCTAGCCGCTAGACCGGCCGTCGTCGCGGCTGCTGTCGCGCCCATGAAGTTGCCAAAGGTCTGCATCAATAAGTCAGCGCCCAAGATCGGGACAGCCTGCACACCAGTCGGCGGGGCCACGGCTGCCTCTTGCGCCCTTCTGGTGAATTGTAGCGCACGCGACAGACCTTCGATGTTTTTAAGGTCGTCATCCTTAAAGAACACCCCGACCGAGTTACCGTACTTTTGGACTGCGCTTAGGTACTTCTGTGGGCTGATCTCATCCAGCCCGCCAGACCTCTCAGCCACTTTCGACATGATTCTGGTTCTGACCAGTGCGCGGCCGTCTGGCGTCAGGTTGCGGTACAGTAGCCGGATCTCGCTGGGCTTCTGGCTGAACAGCATTTTATCGACCACTTCTGGAGTAATATCCCCTTTGTCGAGCGCAGTTTTGAGGGCTGAAGATTCGAGTTCGCCAGACATATTTTCAAGCCGCTTGTTTGCGACTGACCACTTGTCGAAGTCGCGACGCTCTCCGTTTGCCTTGATGAAGTCCGCCATATCCTGCCGCAAAGGTGCATAGATGCGGTTGAGAGCGGCTTCGCCTGTGGTTTTTATGCCAGCAAGGCCAGGGTCAGAGAACGCGCTACCGATGCCCTTCCGCAGCTCCTCGATGTTCTTTAGCCCCTGACCCTGAATAGACGCCTTCCAGTCCTCCAGTATGTCAATCGCTGGTTTGTACTGGACCGATTTAAGCGCAGTGAGCTTTGCGATTTCATCGTCAATCTTTGCCACAGTGCGGTCTACCGGCACTGTTCCCATCGTATCAAGGCGCTCAATAACGTCTTTTTTCGCAGATACATATCTATCAAGGTCTGCGGCACGCTTCGAGGCCAATTCCTTAAATATATCGTCCGTTTGAGAGGCAAGCACGTTTGGCGATATGTCAGTGACGCCATAGTCGCGCAGCACATCCTTTACGGCGCTTATCCGCTCTTCCTGCTGCGCCAGTCGTTGCCCGCTGGTACCAACAAACGGGATGCGCTCGCCAACGGTCTGCACCCACTTGGACATGAACGTCCTGGGCGGCACAACGTCAGTTGTCAGAACGCGAATGCCACGGCGTTGAGCCTCGGCAATGTCAGAGGGCAACTGGATGGCAGTCTCACGCGCCCGAAGTCCTGCGGCTCTGGCACCTGCCGCACCTCCAGCCACACTACCCACCAGCTCAGCAGCCGTCTGGACAACTGGGCCTGCACCCATCGCCTGAGCAGCCTCACCAGCCAGTTCACCAGTGGCAGCACCAGCCGCACCGCCAGCAATCTGCTGGACAGGTTGAGCGGCCAACGTCTGGCCGACAGCCTGCGCCTGTGGCGTGGTGCCAAGGGCCTGCATGGATCTGCCAAGGCCAGCCATGCCGCCAGCGCCAGCGCCACCAGCCACGGCCGTCTGAATGATTTTCTCGGCCTCGCTTCTGGCCTCTGGAACACCGATCCGGGTCAGCATGTACTCCATCGCCTCAGTCGGCGTAGAGTAGTTTGTGCCGAAAGCAGTGTTCACGGCATTGATGACAGGATCGCCCACAAGCGTACTTAGGCCGCCGATGGCTGCGCCTGTGGCTGCGCCTGGCACTGCCCCTATACCACCAACAGGAGCGCCAGCCAAAGCGCCCAGAGCGGCACCAGTGGCGACAGGAGCGGCCCCGCGGGTGACAGCCCCAACCACGCCTGCTGCTGTGGTGTCAGGCGACTGCACGCTGCTGGTGATCTGGCCGCGGAGTCTGTCAATCTCAGCCGACAGCACCTGTACGCTTTCTGTGTCGCCGGCGGCACTGGCAGCATCGCGGGCAGACATTATTTCCTGCAACGAATATTGCGCCATTATTTTCTACCGCCGTATATGTCCATTGCATTGCTGAGAGGGCTTCCAGCTGGAACATTGACCGTCGGGTTTGTTGGCTGTGCCGCACGTTCTGCTGGAGGCATTGGCTTTTCTACGCCACCAGGCGAATAGAAAACATTTTCAAGGTTCAAACCATACCCTTTCCCAATGCGAGACAGACCAGTCCTGACTTCCTGCTCGCGCTTGGCTGAAACGTCGTAGAGTTTTTCTGCTTGACGCCTGAATGACTTTCTTTGCTCTGGATTTAATCGGCCGCCAGTCTGCAAATTGTTAAATTGATTCCTGATTCTGTCAGGAACACCGGCGGCGTTCTGAGCTGTAGCAAACTCTCCTTCACGAACCACGGAGCCAGGATCAAGCATCTTCATGTAGCTAAAGATCAAGGCTAGATCCGAAGGCCCTTCCTCGTCTGGCGTTTTAGGATCAGAAACAGACACAATTTTCCCATAGGCATCACGGATAGACGAAAAGTCTTTGGTGTTGTCTATGTACTCTTTGCGTAACCTCGCCTCGGCTTCTGGCCGTTCCTCTTCTGAGATGATCCCAAGAGCGATCCTTTCGGCTTCTGCCTTTGCCTTTTCAGCTTCTGCGCCTGACTTTTTCTCTGCTGCACGCGAGGCTGCCGCAGCAGCTTCTGCCTGTTTGACTTGTGCGCGGGTAAGGCCGATTTCTTCGCCTAGTTTCTTTACGCTTATCTCTTCTTTCTCGCGCTCTGCCTTCGACTTTGCACGAATCTCAAAAGCAGTGGCAGTGTCTCCCCAGCGCTTAGGGTCAGTGCCAGCAAGCCACAGACCGATGCCAGCTTTTGCAGCGTTTGGGTTGGCTTGCATTTGGTTCCTGATGTTTTCAAGCCGGCCAACGTCAAGGCCTGCATTCTTTCTGGCAGCAATCTGCTCATCCATCAGTCGGATTGCTGTCGTGTTGTCTCCGCTCTCCATCGCCGTATAAACGTCAATACCAGCGTCGTAGCTTGACCTTTTCTCCTCATCGCTCATCGTCTGGTTTAGCTTGGCGATGTTCTCGGCTTGCGTTGGGTATTTTGCCATCAGATCGCGGAATGATCCGAAGGTTGGGTTCTTGAGCGCGGATTGCAGGTCGGTCTGAAACATCTCTTCCTGCTCGCGCTGGCGTCCGGCTTGGACAGCCCCGCCGATGGCTTCGCCGAGGGCGGCGCCAGCTTGTACGCTTTGTGCAAGGTTTGGCCGTGGAATCATGGCCATGTAGTTATACGGTGCTGGCATGGTATCTATCTCCTATCAGCCAGAAAGGCCGCCAGTATTCATTCGCTGATATGCTTTCGATGCAGCAGTGGCAAGAGACAGAATGTCTCCAAACGTCTGGCCAACCACGCCGCCCTGGCCGAGAATACCGCCAGCGCGTGCCGCGCCTTTCTCGCCAAGCAGGCCAGCAATAGCCTCTCCAGTGCGAAGCGCTCCAGTCGCCTGTCCAGCCGCAGAAGATTGGCCAATCTGAGCGATGTTAGTTCCGGTCTGCGACCCCAACTGTGTGAAACCGCCAAGGCGTGAGTACTGCTGGTTGATCAGATCAGAGAGCATGGCAGGTCTGAACTGGGCCAAGGCCTCCTGCACGTTGCCGCCTCGAAGGCCACCAGTGGCCGCAGCACGTTGCAACAAGGCACGCTCGCCCTGCTCTACCTGTGCCTGAAACTCAGGGCTAGACTCAATCTGTGAGATAGCAGCGCGTTGCGCCTCCGGTCCTCTCAGGCCGGCAAGAGCCTGCTGTGCCTCAAGGGCTGGTAGGCCTGCTTGCGCGTATGGTTGTAGGCCGCCAAGCGCTGTGACCCCTTGCGTGCGGAAAGGCTCCAACACCTCCATCATGCGGTCAAACTGGCGACGCTGTTCCTCTATACCCTGTTGAGCAGCGGCAGCTTGTACCTGCCCGGCCTTCTCAGCCGCTTCACCGGCTTGTGCTGCGCCAGTGATCCCACCAATGGTGTCACCGATAAAGTTTCCAACGCCACTAAATGCGTCGCCTATTGCGCCCATGAATGAGCCTCCCATTCGTCGCGTAGTAGGCCCATAATCCAGACCCCTCGCGGTTTACCGTCTTTAACATGAGCGTGTCGTCTCATGCCTTCGTATTTGAAACCCATCTTCTCGCAATGATTGCGGGCCGCAGGTATCCAGTCGGGAATGTACCCGGTCAGTCTGAGGATGCCAGGCTTTGAGAAGCACCACGCAAGAAAGGCCGCCCCCAGCTTGCGCGAGTATCTAGTGGCGCTGCGCTTGAGCAGCACATGCACGTCTAGTTCGATATCGGATTGCTGTATGGCCAGAAAGACACCGGAGAAAACACCATTGACCCATGCGCTTACATAGGTGGCCGCAGGGCTGAATACCGGATAGTGACGGCGATGGTCGTGCGCAATACGGCCGATGAATGGGTCAGAATAGACCTCGACAAGCTGCTCAGTAGTAGCACCTTCGGTCACGCTCACGGCGACAGTCTCCGGTAGACGGGTGAGGTGCTGGCGGCTCGGTGTACTCAGCTTGATACAGTGTTGCACACATCACCCGTTTTGTCAGGTTACGATCCGACCGCTACACCGCGCCGTCAGTACCGTTGCCGAACTGGCGATGGTCGAAATGAAGTCGCCAGGGTTCAATACCTGCCCGATCAGCTCAGGGCAAAGGTAAGTCTCATCAGGCACAATGGTCTTTGTGTCGATGATCAGGTTGGCCGAACTGGCAGTACCGCCAGAGGTCACAAGGTTGATAGACACCGTCCGGTTGACCGTATCGGTGTTAGTGATCGTGAATTTATCAATGATCGTCCGCGCATTCGTAGACGTGTATTGAGTGGTCTGGACTGCCTCAAGCTGTTTTGAGATAAGCGCTTGTACGGTCACGGTCATGAGTCAATGCCCCCTATGTTGTTGGCAACTGTCAGAATTATAGATGCTATGCCGGGATGCGGCGCTACTGCGCCAGATGCCAACAGGACGACGCCCAGATTGCTGACCGAGTACATCAGTTCGACGTAATCGCCAGCCTTTAGGCTAAAGAAATAATTGAGGGCCACAAACACCTCTGCGTTGTTACCCTGCACCCTCAACTGGCTGGTCGAGTTGGTAACATCCACGCCGTTGAGCCGGAACCACAGATAGAAGTTCTGCGCAGTGGCCACGCTAGAGTCTAGCTGGATTGAGGTCTGGAAGTTGTAGATACCATCAGTATCAACGTAGACCTGCG